CCTCTAAACTGGAACGCCATACCTAAACTATAAATGCAATATATGGTTCCTAACTTATTTCTAACGCAAGGAGAGTCGATATGATGAGTGAGTATTCTAAGGTGATTACCAAGTGGATGTTTCGTGCGTATATCGTGTGGAGCATCTGTGCAGATATAATCATACTGGGAGGAATCGTCTACCTTTTATTTCGATAGACTCACACAATTACCCGATGGCAGAATGGTCATGCAGTGGATTGCAAATCCATTTACACTGGTTCGATTCCAGTTCGGGTATCCAATTCTAAAAAGACCCCCCCCCCAAAAACTGAGCAAAGTGACTTGACTTAACTGGGGTTTTCTGTTACACTGATACAAAATAAACCACAAAGGGTTTTATAAGGAGAACGAAAAGTGAATGATTTTTTGAAGAGAGTTGCGAAGATGAACGAGTACGGAGGCATTGTCGATGATGGTGTAGAGGCAGGCGATGTTGATTCGTTTATCGACACTGGCTCATATGTGTTCAATGCACTATTGAGTGGTTCCATACATGGTGGACTCGCAGGCAATAAGATCACTGCATTGGCTGGTGAGAGTGCAACTGGTAAGACGTTCTTTCTTATGGGTATGGTCAAGAGTTTCCTTGATAGAAATCCGAATGCAGGTGTCATCTTTTTCGAGAGTGAAAGTGCGATTACTCGGCAGATGGTGATTGATCGTGGAATTGATCCGAAGAGAATGGTCATGATGCCCGTCACAACCGTACAGGAGTTTCGCACACAGGCGATTCGAGTGCTTGACGATTATCTTGCACAGGACGTATCAGAGCGATTACCGATGATGCTCTGCCTGGACTCGTTGGGTATGCTGAGTACCACCAAGGAAGTCGAGGACACGGCCGATGGTAAAGAGACAAGAGACATGACACGAGCGCAGTTACTCAAGGCAGCGTTTCGAGTTCTGACATTGAAGCTCGGGCGAGCGAAGGTTCCGATGGTGGTCACGAATCATACCTACGATGTGGTGGGGAGTATGTTTCCACAGAAAGAGATGGGTGGTGGCTCTGGACTTAAATACGCCGCATCCTCTATTGTTTATCTGAGCAAGAAGAAGGAGAAGGACGGTACGGAAGTTATCGGTAATATTGTTCACTGCAAGAACCACAAGAGTAGGCTGACCAAAGAAAATAAGATGGTGGATGTTCGCCTGACCTACGACAAGGGGTTGGATCGTTACTACGGACTGCTGGACCTTGCATTGAAGTATGAGATTTTCAAGAGCGTTTCCACTCGTATTGAGCTGCCTGATGGGAGCAAGACATTCGGTAAGACGATCAACAATAACCCTGAGAAGTATTTCACAGAGGACATTATGCATCAGCTGGACCTTGCAGCTGAGACTGAATTTAAGTATGGAGTAAAGGAGCAGGCGGATTTCGATGGAACATCCTGATTGGTATGTGCCGGGATATGGCACAGAGAAGGTTGCACCGTTTCTACGCAGCCTCACAGAGCTGACAAGACCCGAAAAGATTCTGGAAATCGGTATGGGTTATACCACACCGTTTCTTCTGGAAGCACTGGAGAGCAATACCAAGGGCCTTCTGTGGGACTCTAACTGCGACAAGGAATATCTGAATAAACCCTATGACCCGAAGTTCGTGGTGGTGGATGACCAGAGATTGGAAGAGGACGCTGAACGAGCGGAAAATCGGCGAAGCAGTCTCGAAGCAAACTCGTTGGTTCACTTCATTGAGGGTGATATGATGGATAATTCCGTTGTTGATAGAGTGAGAGATAATGGACCCTATGATCTGGTATGGTTCGACTGTGGCGGTCCAGTGGAGTATCAACATTTTGTGGACTACTATTGGGACATGGTGAAAGAGTATGCACTATTTCACTTCACTTATTTTCGTGGAGAACCTAACAAGAATAACAGTATCCTTAGTACGATCACAGACCTTTCTTATCGTATGGACATAGTGGAACCTCACAAGCTAAAACAGGGAAGCATTACTATGCTTAGGAAAATTGTATGACAAGTGATTCTTATATACGACTATACGAAGGTGTATTAGACAAGTCATTCTGTGATGGTCTAATCTCTCAATACGAGTCTACTCTCACTGCGTCAGCAGACAAAGTGAAGAGTCTGTCTCTATGCTTTCGTCCTGATGGCACAAAGATATGCGGCGCATGTAACTGCACTCGCATGAATACTATGGAGCATGATGGTTTCGAGGAGTATAATGCGACTCTATTGACCACGTTTCAAAGCTGTATTATGCAGTACTTAAAGGACTGCCGTGTTACCAAGGAGATGTTTCCTAACCCGAAGACATGGGGATGGGAAGAGTTCAAGGTGAAGCGGTATCGTGTTGGAGAAGGTGGACCCGATGATGAGCAATTCAAGGACCATGTTGATGTAATAAGTCACGCTGGTGCAAAGCGAATTCTGATTATGATGGCGTATCTCAACGAGGACTTTGATGAAGGCGAGACACAATTCCCTCATCATGGCGTATCTGTGACGCCGAAGACAGGATCAGTTCTTATCTTTCCTCCTCTATGGACACACCTTCACAGGGGGAGGCCTCCTATCAATGGAAAGGCCAAGTATATCACGATGACATATTTGAATTTCACAGACATGACCAAGGTGGACTACAACAAAAATCCTCTACTTGGTGAGTCATATAGAGAGGGTCATGGAAGCATGGCCGCAAAAAAATGAGTGACTTCATAAGATCATACACAGAGGCAATGCCTGATGATCTATGCGACACACTGATTGCGTGGTTTGATAAATCAGAGGATGTGCGAATTGAAGAGGCATATCGTCTGACTCGTAAGGACAAACAGAAGTGGTTGACCTTTGAATCAAATAGTGACCTCTATACCAGAGTGCAGAAGGTCAAGTATGACATGATGCACCGATACCTTGCGGAGTTTCCGTTTGCGTATCGTGGAACCAAGAAGCTTTTATCCCCTGATGTTAAGGTTCAAGCTACTCCACCGTTTGGTGGCGGGTTTCATAACTGGCATTCAGAGGTTTGCAATTGGGAGAACATGTCACGATGCTTTGTCTGGACATTCTATTTGAATGATATAGAACTAGACGAGGGCGAGACAGAGTTCTTGTATGAGAAGATGAGGGTCCGGCCTCGAAAGGGACTTGGTTGTATGTTCCCTGCCGGATGGACGTTTCAGCACCGTGGAAACCCTGTACACAGTGCAACGAAATATATGGCTACAGGGTGGTGGCACTATCCAAAGGAGAAATTGCCCAAATGATTGGTACAACAGTAAGTTTTAAAGATGAGTATGGTTACATCAGGTCTGGTGAAATTCTGACTATCGACTCTGACAAGTTCGATGATATCAAGTGGGATGAGGTTCCTAAGTATTGGTCCAAGAAGACCAAGAGCTATCGTCCTGTCAAGGAGAAGGACATGGAAACCGTATATATTGAGATCGAAGGTCGGGATCACAACGAATTTATTCTATTAGGAGATATTATCAATGAAAGCTAAAGCAATGCATCCAGAAGATGAGAAGGCGTTATCACAAATGATTGAGAATGGCTATGTGCTAAAAGACGAGGTACACTGGGAAGACCCTAATGAGGTAAACGCCAAGGTTGATTTCATAAAAGAATCCATGTTGGAGGGGGATGAATTGCCTACGGTAATCAACTCACCTGATACGGACGCTGAAATGGCCATTCCTATGGACACTCCACCAAAGGAAGTGAAACTTCACAAGACCCCCTTGAAGGTTCTTACTGATGAGTTGGAGCGCATTCGTCTAAGTTATACTGTTCGTAATGGTGGTATGCGTGGTGTTCCAAAGAGTGTTCGCAATCGTATCAATCGACTTGAGAAGGTGATTGGTATCAAGACGGAAGTATATAAGAGAGCGATGGAGCAAGCAAATGAGTCTGGCCGCATTAGCGAAAACACTTAAACCCACCACGATGTTCGACAAGCATCCCTTGTCGAAACAGTTCTGTGAGAATTTTCCTATCATCACTCTTGATCTGGGCCTTGTTGCAAACAAGACTGTTCATGAAGATCAGGATATGTCGTTGAATGAAAATCTTGAACGGCAGATACGAGAGTTGGGTGACGCTCAACAGAAGAAGACCAATGTGAAAGCTTTCATGACTGATTGGTTCATGCAAGACAGTAGCAAGGGGTTTCAGTGGGTGTGCAATCGTGCAATGGAGTTGGCTGCGGAGAATAATCCGCACCAACTCGACATGATACCGTATGATTGTTGGGGAGCAATCTACAAAGAGGGTGATTACACCATCATGCACAACCACTGGCCCCACCTCTGGAGTTTTGTTTACTATGTTAATTGTCCTGATGGGTCAGCGCCTCTTCTCTTTGATAGGTGTATTCATCCCGGCAAAGGTATCGAAAGGGTGGCTCCAAGGACAGGACTCATGGTCATGTTTCCCGGCTGGGTTAACCATTCCGTCCCAAAACACATAGGTGAAGACCGTATTGTGGTCGCTGGCAACCTCACAATGAACCCTTTTTCCCATATTAAGACCCTAGAAGGTCGTGGATTGGGACAATGGCGATCAGTTTATGGGTCCAGAGGCAACACTCAGAGACCTTAAAACCTAAATAACCCCCATGCAGAAATATAGAGTTGTAAAAACTAACGTGGAATGTCTTTATGATAATTTAACGGAAGAAGAGGCAAACTATGTTCTTGCCAATTTGGTAGACATTGGCACCATTGGGTGTTCCGTTGAAAAGTACGATTGGATTGCACCAGAGGGCAAACGACTAGGCCGTGACCCTGATTTGCATTGATATAACCGACTAAATACTTCTAGTTATAAGGAGTATTCATGCCGGAGATTAATGAATATATGGGCCGTGATGGATTTATCTGGTTCATTGGTGTAGTTGAAGATAGAAATGACCCCCTAGAACTAGGAAGAGTTAGAGTTAGATGTTTGGGATATCATTCTGAAAATCTATCTGAAATTCCTACGAGTTCTTTGCCTTGGGCTCATGTCATGCATCCCACTACAGACCCCGCCATGCATGGTATGGGGAAGACTCCATCCTTTCTTGTGGAAGGTGGATGGGTCTGTGGATTCTTTCGTGATTCTGGTGAGAATCAACAGCCGGTAGTTATAGGAACACTTCCCGGCATTCCCGAAACTCCAGGCGGAATAGAGCAAACCTACACTAAAGGGTTTAACGATCCCCGTCATAAAAATTCAATACAGACAAATCTGCTGACTGATGGCAAAGATTACTCTATGCCATATGGTGATAAGACTTTCAATCCTATTGATAGGTATACAGATATTGGTGGCGAGATTGAAGGGGATTTAGATGAGAACGTCCGGCCGGACTACGGCAAAGAGTCCTAT